CGACCACCGTATTCGCGAATCATTGCATCTTCTTGTTCAGGTGTTAACCCAACAGATTGAGAGCTAAAATCAACAGGACGAGACATACTAGGGCCGCTATTATCACCTTCGTGGTAAACAGGTCCAACGCTTGCATCAGGAACCTGACGGCTAAATACCATTGCCGGTTCACCAGCTTGGCCTTGGAATAACCCATACTCAGAACGCGATGGAGGCAACCCGCGACCCATCATTTGAGGTTGGCGAGAAGCATCTAATCCACCCAATGAAGGGTAATAATCGCCGTAATATCCGCCAGGGTTTAATTTTCCATTTGGATCTACAGCTTGCGCAAAACCCTTTCTGACAGCCTCATTAGAACTTTTTCCTGCAGCCAGTTGACGACCTTGACCATAACGAGCAGCTTCTGAGGTATTGTAATAACCCGTTTGTGGCCCAGCTCTGTTTAAGGAAGCTTCAGCAGCTTTGCTTTGAGCATCAGCATACGTTTGAGCGTTATCAGCTCTCATCGCACGTTGAGCATTTTGCTGTTCTTGTGCCGCCATTTGTGCTGCTTCAGCACGTTGCTGTGGATCCTGCATTGGATTGGAACCCATGCCACCAAGGCCCGTCGTTGACGGCCTAGGACGAGCAGCACGCTTTGGCGTAACCGCACGGCTTGGACCTTGAGCAGCCAATGCCATCTGACGATCTTGCGGATTCATAGCCGCAATCTGATCAGGGTTGGCTTTATCAAGATTGTGCCAGCCGGTGAACAAATCATAATATGCACCGCTAAAATCAGGCGTGTTTGATCCACCGTCTTCTCTGTGCAAACGACCGCCATCTTTTTTGGCAATACGGCCACCCGTAGGACGGACACCCGTTACTTCCATGATATTGCGACCGCCATCTTTGCGGCCCATACGGCCACCGTGGCATTTTTCGCAACGGCAAGAAGCGTGATGGACTTCGCCACCGTGCTTTTTACCCTTCAACGACGAAGGCTTAACCATCGACTTGATAAGATCCTTGTCAGCCAATTCATCAGACTTATCAAGGTGCTTATGCTTTATTTTGCCGCCATCCTTGCGAGGCATAGCCGCCGCTGCCGTCTTGGACATCGAGTCAGCAACCGGATTCATGCCAATAGGACCGCCACCAAGTTTATGCTTTGCAGCTCCGCCACGTTTCAATTGACCGGCTGCCATTGGAATAAGACCCGCAAGCATTTTGGGATCTTTTTTAGCAGCCATTGGGAGCAATCCGCCTAACGAATCCAATCCACCGCCGTCTTCTTTATGAGTGCGACCGCCACGCTTCATCCCGCCAACGTGCTTCGTGCCAACGCGGACTTCGTTCGCCATTTTCTCATCGCGATTGATCAGATTATCAGGCGTCAAATAACGATTTGCACGACCGCCGCTCTTGCGAGGCTTGCGACCGGCATGGTGATGGCCGGCTTTACCTTCGGCTTTACCAATTACCTTGCCGCCTTTTTTAAATTGGCGCTTGGAAAGAGGACGCATACCGGTTTGTACGGTAGCCTGTTCTGCGTCTGGTGGCGTGTATCCAGAGGCATCAATTGGCGCACCCCGTGGATCGGGGCCAACCATACGTTGAGCCTTGCTTTTCATTGCTGCGCGAGCAGTCTTGGCGGTTGACGACATTTAGAATACTCCTCGAGGGGTTAAGACCGGCGTCCCGGTTGTTGCTGCTTGGCAAAAGATACGGCTTCGTGCAGCGGCGAGCCGGATTTGGGCAAAATCTCAAGCGCACGGTCAACCATAGGGTTGTTAAGACGACCGCCAGTAGCGCGAGACTTTTTTTCTTGGATGTCAAAATCGCTTAAACGATGGCGTATTGCGTTCTGCACTACGTCATTCTGAGCCGCGACAGGCTTGTGCCATTCAATCGTTCCCGTTTTGGGAAGATCACCGGCAACATCATTTGTTTTTTGGGAAATTAATCCGACCTTAGACGGATCTTTTTCTTTATGTAACAGAGCATTAGGCTGCACGGGCTTGCTGCCCATGCCAAGGCCGGTTACTTTGTGTGATGCTGTAGTTTGTTTACTAGGCCGGACATAAGAATGTCTGCCTTGTGATTCAGAGGCATTGCCCTTAACAGCGCCGCCCGATTTGTATCTGGAAGGGACAATAAAACCTCCCGAGCTTTGGCCGGAGGCATTTGAACCAAGTGTTCCACGGTATACTGGTTCTGATATTTTTCCATCTGCGTATGCTTTGTCCAATGCGGATCTTAAACGATCCATACCATTATTATAACGACTTGGATCTATAGTTTCAAGACTGCCAAGGGTAGCATTTCCTCTCCCACGAGAATTATCTATTACACGAAACGCAACATTTGGATTATCGGCGTACTCAGTAGCCAAACGACGGATTGTGTCGGCCGAACCTGCATGAGTTTCAAAATGTTGATCAAGAGGAACGGTGCGCCCCATACGCATAGCACGAGGCAAGGAACCGTTAACCAAAGCATCAACCGGATCGCGATAGACATAAGCAATAACCGCCTGACGTCCTGCATCAAGCGCTTGATCAATTTTTTTCTTTGAACTGCCATAATTATTCATATTGGTATCGTAAATAATTTGAGCGTTTTTTTCTAAATCGGACATTGCTGGAACGTCTCTAAGAGCAGTTGATTTACCTGCGCCGGCTCCTCCAGCCGTAAACAACACCATTGGATCTTCGTTAGCTTTTGGCGGTTGTGCAAGTTTTTGCTCGTACATCCATTTTGTCAGCCAAGACGATGGCTCATGGACAGCCGGAGAAAGTGTGGCTTTTGATTCCATGTCTTTTGAATAATCTGGAGAAAGCTCTCGCGCCGTGTCAGTGTTCAAAATACGACCATTTGCAGTCAAATTTTGACCAGCTTCATCCGTTAATTTTGAATATTCGTGCATTGAGGCATGGGGATCGCCAGCTATTTTAGTTGCCAATCTACTTTCAATTGTTTTTTCTGGCGCGGATAAATTAGGTGATGTTGGAATAACTGGACGCGGCATAACCGACCGAGCCAAAGTTGAGGCTTCACCCTCTAACGCCGCAGGGCCGCGCATAGGCACTAAATTTAACAAGGCATTTTGATAATTGCCCTTTTGATAATTTTCCTGTGCGCTTAAAGGATCCACAGGCAACAAATCCGATAAACCAAAAGACGATTTACCTGCCCCCTCGGATCCAAGCAAGCCGCGAACAAATTGTCTTTGTGGGCCAGTGGGTTGTTCGCCAAGCATCCCAGACGCTAACGTATCGCGTATCGTTGGTTGTGTTGGCGATATTGTTGCGCCAGGCAATTTAGACACGGCCGCGTCAATGTCGGCTTGGGACATATTGATCGGCGTTTGATCGTCATCAACAAAACCATCGGTAGCGTATTTATGCCGTACCGACCCACCGCGAGATTCAGTTATTTTATTATTATTTAAATCAAACGTCCCGAGATTTCCAATGCGAGATTTTAACTGATTGGGATCAAATACCGCAAGATTTCTACGTCCTTTTTCATCAACATAAAAAGAATCGTGGCCAGATTCGCGAATAGCCCGTTGTACTTCTGGATGTTCTATCATGGACCAATCACCAGATCGTAAGCTGGCCATTAATCCTTCTGAACTTGTTTTAATTGGTTTTGTAACCGATCCAGATTCATCTAAATAAGTACGAACTATTTTAGACGGATCAGTTTTGTTAAAAACATTTTTAACATGATCTGGATTTTTATAATCAAACGGATTTTCAGCGCGAACGTGCAAAGGATACAATTGGGGAGATTTTTCAGGCCAAACCCCTGTATATTCATTTGTTCCTGCCTTTTTAATCATTCCCGACATTTCAGCAAAAGCTTCTGGATCTTGCGAAACAAAATGAAATGGCTGATCTGAGCGTGTTGTTTTAAACTCATCAAACGATTTAGGAGACCAATGATACCAATTGGCGTTTTTAATGTTCTCAGGCGTATTACCGTAAAAATTATTTAAATTTTCTGTTCTTTTCGCATTATTTGGCGGAATATAACGGCTTGGCATACTAGCGCCACCAATTTGCGGTTGATCCAAGCCGGTATGAAATTTTGGCGTTTTAGCTTCTAAATCAAATCCAGACAAAAATTGGTTTAATCCGCCAATCTTGTTTTGAATATTACCTGCGCCCGTATCCATACGCTGAACATCAGCAAGATTGCCAATATCGCCACCATCAACAGCACCGTCCGTTGCATAACCCTTACGGGCAAAATGCTTGGCAACCATCAGAAAATGATGACGATTATAGCTCATTAGCCAGCTCTCACATTGTTAGGATCAAGCGCAGGTTCATTGGCTTCCAACCGATTCAACATATCAGGTTGCAACAGCGAGTTGACCAACGGCATCACCTGCGGGTTCTTGGCCAGCTCTTCGGCAAGCTTGATTGCTGCCAACCGCTCACGGCTTTCACGGTCACGCTTGCGGTTTTCGGCATCAAGGATTGTATCCTGATTTTTTTGCTCAATCTCCTGCTTGCGAACCATAATATCCGCAACCTTGAGCTGATCGGCTTGAGGATTACCGCCAATGCCGCCCTGAGCCCCTTGCTGGACCTGAGCCACCTTCGCTTGCGCCGTAATCATCTTGGCCTGAGCAGCCATCTGATCGGTCTGGATCTTGGCCTGAATAGCCATCAACTCAGGAGGCGGAGACGATTGAGCCTGTGGCGGAGCCAAAAATTGCTGCGGGTTGCTCCAGCCAATGGCCTGAAGAGCCGCCGTATCAATTGCAATTGGATCATACATCGATGGGTTCGACGCCTGTAATTGCTTCAGCGCCATGATTTTCATCACACGCTGGGCATGGCTTGACGTATTAGGATCCGCCTGTGGCACAAGGTCGCAGTTATCTAAAGCCCGTAAGAACGTCTGTTCATCCCACGGCTTGGCCGGCTTCTTGTTGCGCTGCCAGAAGCTTTCGGGGTTTTCTTTAAACAACCGAGCCAACATCTGAAACTCTTCGGCCTGAGCAGCGTGCATCCGCTTGTGGACAGAGTTCATAACCTTTGTGGCTTGCTCGATCATGGCCAACGTCGTGCCAACCGGCGCATCAGCGCGGCCTTCGCCCACCTGCTGCTCAGATGTTCCGCCGATTCTCATGCCAACATCAGCCATAGAAGCCGTCAAGTTCATCAGCCCGCCGCCAACGTCCTTGTAAGGAAGCGGCATAATGGCTTGATTGATTGGCATACCGCCGGTCTTAACCAACGCACCACCGCCAGGAGGAACGCGGAAAATATTGGTATTCTGGCGAGCGCCGGTGTCGGCCATGAGAAAGCCAGGGAAATTGGCATACATACCAGCGTCAAGCATCTCACGCCACGCCGCTGTCAGCGCGTTGGTCGTGTTGCCTAAGATGTGCAGGAGACCAATGTCATAAAAGCCCAGCCCCGGTACGAACGTGTATTTAATAAAGTTGACACGGGCTTCGGGCAGCTCGGCGTCGTCTTCGTCAAAGTTACGGACGATTGAAAGGATCTGCTTGCTTGAGACATCGATGGTAACTCGGTACGGTATTTCAAGACCGCTCTCCTTGCCTTTGTACTTGTGCTCAAAGCCCTTTATATCGAGCTCGCAATAGCACTCGTAAATCTCACGGTCGCGGTCTTCTGGATTGTTCGTCGTCGCGGAAATGCCTTGTTGCGACTTTTTCTCCAATTGAACCGAATCAAACTTAATTTCGCTTGGCGCCGGCAAGTCAATGTCGCGGTAAACGCCAAGGATCTGTAACCGCTTGACCACACTCGGCCGCATCATAGACCGGTGCGTTACCCGCTTGGCGTTACGAAGATCCGTCGCCTCGTTGTTGACGATCAGATCGTCGGCATCGACCGACTCAATCACCGGCCGGTTGCGTAGTGGGCAGAAGTAGCCCTTTTTAAACGCCGTGCCGCCAAACCCAAGCATCAGAAGCATCCGGTCGGTGTCGGGGTAATACTCTGTAGCAACCGCTGTTAGGTAATGATTCATATCCTCTTCGAGAGCATTAGCATCCTGATCTTCTTGAAGATTGGCGTTGTTGTTATCGTCGCGGATCTTTACTGGGCCATCCGTGGGCAATAGCTCTGACCGAGCGTTGGCTTGGAATCGTAACACTGCCTCGAGCAAGAGCGGGTGCCGAACGCGAGACATACCCTCAACGGGTGCGCCGTCGGCTGCACCGGCAAGTCCTGGCACTTCGATCTTGAGGCCCAACAGCTTGAGACCTTGGGTTCGATCCTCGATCCATTCCTGTCGGCTTTGGATGTCTTCTCTAATGCCACGCAACAATTCCTCGGATATTCTGGATAGTTCGTCGTCAGTAATTTCATCAACTAAATTATCAAACCAACCTGTCTTCTTGCCCTCGCCGGCTTGCCCCAATGGTCGGCCGTCAAGGCTAACCGTTACAGATCCGTCGTCGTGCTCGATCCTTAAAATCGCACCATTCTGGTCGATCTCAGGCATATCTCCGCCTTCATCCGCCATTTCAACGATAATATCGGCGCTTTCAGGCTGATCGGGATCTTCCGGTGCAGCTTGGCGGATATTGGGAACAAGACCAGGGACTAATGGCATGGCGTACTTTCCAAGTTAGAACAGTAGAAATAACAGCAAATCAAGCAGGATACAACGGAGCAGGTTCCTTCGTCGGCAGACGCTTAATTTCATCGAGCTCCGCAATCCTTTCCGGTGCTCTTTGCATCATCCCCAAGTCACGCAGATGACGAAGCGCCTGACTGACCGTATCGACCAGATCGTCGTGCTTGCCCTTCGGAAAAACCGAAACCTGCTGGATCACGATATCGGCCCAGTCCTTATCCGGTGCGTAGATCATGCCCTCGTCGAACAGATGCTGGACCGAATACAAGCGAGCCGTCTTGTCGAAGCGGCCGACCGGCTGAAGCTGGACCGCAAAGTTTTCGTGGCTGTAGAGACGCCGAAGCTCTTGGCTAACCGATATTCCTGCC